GTTCTGTTACTGTCTCCTGAAACCACCGTGCTGGCCCCAATAACCTATCAGCACGATCACTCCATTCAACAGGGGCACTAGGGTCATATTCAGGGATACCCAAGCCAGGGGGTGCGTAAGCCTGACGGGCCAACAGTGCTGCGGCTTGTTCATTAAAGGTTCCGGGTGGTCGCGTCGGGGTAGCAGGGCTAGGAGTCGGTGGCACTGCGGTAGGTGTAATAGGCTCTGGTTGAGCTTCTAGGAGTTTGCGTATCCTTTCTATCCTCTCAGAATCAGGTTCAGGAGTACCTCTTAAATCAAGTTTCTCCTGTATCCTGTCGATCAGGTCCTTCTCCCTTCCCATAGTTACCTAGTTATCCTCGTCGGCGGGGCGAATCTACCTATGCCAGCACCGGAGCGATCACTGGGAGCGAACCTTTGGTACTCACGAGGGAAGTCGAACCCTCCTATGAAGTCAGAGAACCGAGCGCTAGGCATCTGTCCGGCCCTCATCTGCTCATCTAACTGGGACAGGAACTGATTGAAGATATTCTGCCTCTGTCCCCTGAAGGTACGGAGCTGATTGGGGGTGAGATTTGCCCGTGCCAGTGCTCCCTGATAGGGTATATCAGGCTCTGTCTCTACGAAATCAGCGAAAGGGTTAGCCCCATAAGGGACAGTCGCTGACTCGCTACCAGCCGTAGATCGGAATGCAGGGTTAGTAACTAGAGAAGGGTCTGCTGAGAACTGAAACCCTGTGGGACTACCCTGAAACATCTCAAAGAATGGATCAGCCATGATTTACCTCTATCTATCTATTAGGTCCATCGTCCCGTTCCTTAGTCTGTACTACGATTCCAAATACCAGAGAGTTACTCTGGCATACTAAAAGGTCTACTTCCTTGGAAACCGCTAGTCGGTGGTCGGAACTGCATGATATTACCAAGCATAGCCATTCTATCCTCTGGTGTCACAACGGTTTCTGGTGCTTGAGCGGCTGCGGTAAGGGCCCGCTCCCTCAATATGTTCCCGATCCTAGGACGCAGCCTAGGATTTAACCCCATCAGGAATGGCTGCATCCCTGCACCGACCACAGATTCCACATCGGGGAACGCCTCTTCAAAGAATATGTTTCCAGCTCCCCCAGCCTGTATCGCTTCCAGACCGGCTGTAAGAGCCGCAGGGTCTGGCTGATTGGCCAAGAAACTAGCGAAAGCCGGGCCTGGAAGCTGCGCTCCCTCACCGAACTGCATGATAGGTAGTTGTGAGGCGAACCGGCTGTATATATTCCTAGCCGCTCTACCCCCTGTTGGGGACAAACCCGTACCAAATGTACCGGCCAGGAGACGACGTTGTAGGTCTTCTGCCCCTTGTGCAGCAAAAAGTTCTTCTCTGTCTAGATTCTGTGTTGCTACAGGAGGTGCAAATTGTGGAACTGGTACTGGTAATGTTGTACTGGTTGGTACTGGAGTGGCGGCAATCCCACTTGTCCACTCTGGCTTCACTATGTTGGTGAAGTGGTCTAGAGCATCTGATTGAGATATACCCAGACGATCCATTATCATCTGTATTACTTCTGTGTCACTTGGGGTTACTCCAGACTGACTCCCTGATATCAGAATCTTTATTATTTCCGCTAGCATCACTTCCGGCTTTATATTCTGATATTGACCTTTAGCCCCCATTATGTTCGCAGGCTCATACAGATCACGATCTGTAGTAGCCCCTCTTTCCGCATTTGCAGCAACAAAGGCAGTCAACTCACTATCATCTACGAGTTCATTAGTCCCGTCATTAAAATATACCGTTGTTTTACCTGTGATGTCTTGGGTGGAGACACCTGACGGGTCGGTTTTGGTACCCGTGTCAGTAGGTGTCTCTAGTGTTTGAGTGTAAGTAATAGGCTGAAATGTGCCAGAGTCTACCATTTGATTCGTTTCAGCGTCCCAAATAGCTTCTCCGGTTTCTTTAAGTGGCTGATCTGCTGAGGTAATTACATTCTTTGGGCCTGGTTCCCAGGACCAGCCTTTGCTGGCTGCCATACTAGCAGTCATATGGCCCCTTTCCTGACCTAGATCATCATAGGCCATCCGGGAGGGGCCAGAGTCAAATGTCGAACCGAGATTTCCGTCACCTGTAGTAGAAACTACCTGTTGCTGCCCAATCATACCTCCAGCACCTTGCCTTCCAGTGCTTGGATTTATGAACCCTTCTCTTCCTTGAAAACCTAACCATTCAGCAGACGACATAGGTCGGTTCCAGCCCTGCGCCATACCCAGCCTCGTCAGCTCCTCTTGGTTAGGAATATCACTCTGTCTCTGTACCCGTCTTCCTTCCGGGGTATTTGCATAAATATTCATACCCTCAGCGCGTCCACCTGTTCGGTAAATAGGATCGACCCAATTCGGATCGGACTGGTCAATGGCTGCCATGTTGACACTGCTCCCCTCAGCGCCCAGGTATGTCCCGTCCGCTAGCCGTATGGAAAACCCACCAGGATTCATGTAGAAACTTTCTTGGTCTTGAGGAATCTCTTGCCAGAGAACTGCTCTACCTTCAGAATCTGGTATGCCCTTTTTCCAGTCCGCAATTTGCTTACGCATAGAGTCAACCTGGCTCTTATGCTCTAGCTCAATGATCCTGCCTGTACCACCCACCGGGCCTTCTTGGAATAGCGCCCCTGATCCACTCGTCATTCTAGCCATGACTTTCCCCCTGTTGTTACGGTTGTCCTATGTTGCCGTTAGGACCTAATGCTCCTGGCCTGGGAGTCCCAGGAGGTACCATCGGTCCGGACTGGAAGGGAGTATCCACCCCTGGAGTGGGCCCTGGTATTCCTTGGGCCGCGTTGGGAAGTACCTGTGGGCTGAAACCAGGCTGACTAGCGCCCTCAGGTGGCTTTATGTCGGGTATCTGTAGACCCTGCTGCATCATCTGTTGGACCATCTGCATCCACTGAGCCTGCCAGTATTGTGCCCCTTCATCACCCCGTTTGGCTAGAGCGTCAGCGAACCTGTGCGCCTGTACCAACGGGTGCATGGAGGCCATCTCCTGCAAGATGGTATCCATGTCCTGGTCCGAGTCCTGACGGTCCAGGTAGGACTCCCTGATGTCGTAGTCCGACATGAGGGGTACCCCGGTTGGGCCTGGGGTACGGAGAGCATTCGCCAGTTGTATCTTGGCGGCGTCGTCCTCAGGTAGTTGTGGTCGCAGCGTGATCTCAAGCTCAGGGAGTTCCCTTATCATGTCCGGGGTTATATTGGCCACGAACCACTTACGGTTCCCTCCCTGTCCTGAGAGCTGCATACCACCCTGCCCAAAGGCCCCACTCACGAACTGGTCGCACCACATATTTGTGATGGACTTTATGGCCAGCTCTTCCGCTTCAGCAGCCGATAATACCTTGTCTGCCGGTCCAGACTTCAAGAGACTCATGGCGAAGCCGGATATGGCTGCCGGAGTCTCACCGTGCATGATGACCGGGAAAGCTCCCCGCTGCATCTCACCTTGTACCACGGTCATGTAAGGTATCAGGTCAGGGGCGGAGCGTAAGAAGTCGTAGACTATGAGTTCTTCACCGTCAGCCAGCGGTATCTCAGCACCGGACCGGAAGGGGTCCCCTTCAACTAGCTTCACACCGTCACGGGAGCGTATCCCAAAGACCGGCTTCAGGCTCCGGCTGACCAGGTTCTTCATCACACTCATGTTGAAGTTATGGGTTTCCCATATCTCCCGGTCCTCAGAGAAGATCGACTCACCGTACTCGGCCAGCATGTCTCCCATCTGGCTGCTCTCGAAACTTCCCCCAGTGGTCATGTCAACGGACTGGACCGGAGGCTGTAACGGGTTGGCTATGACCCACCCAGGTACCCTTGGGATACCGTACCCGTCGGTCATGCCGTGTCTCTCGTTCTTGACCGGGGTATCTTTGGCATCGGGTATGACTACTATGTTCTTCTCTTCGTCGTAGTAGTCGTAGACCATGAGCACCTGGTCCTCCATCGACTTATCAGACCTGGGCAGCTTCCACTCATCTTCCACCGCCATCCTGATAACAGCGTAGCGCCGACACATCCACGCCAGCCCCTCAGAACCATACTCCCACGTCACCTCTCTAGGGTCCCAAGGTGTAGCGTCCGCCCAGACCCGTCCTTCCCTTTTGGATAGTACACACCTGCCCGCCGTGTAACCACGGATGAGCAGGTGGAAGGACATGGCCCGCCTAAGAGGTACCATCCCCATGCGGACCAGCCTTTCATCATTGGACTTCAGGTTCCCGATGGCGAACTGCTCTTTGGCGTTGTCTTGCTCCCGGCCTTCCCTAGGATCGTTGTTCTGAGGGCACCGGATGGTCATAGAAGCGCCACCTAGAATCGCTATAGCCTTCCTAGCGAAGGTCTTGGGCTCATTTGAGGTGAATACTTCGTACCCGGCCTCCATACCTTCGTAGGTCCTTAGGTTCCAGAGATTGTAATCATCGTCCATACGTTCTCTGAGCCTGCTCGTGTCCAGTATCTTACGTTCTACCTTGTCGATTATGTCGTCTGATATAGCCATGCCTATCCTATCAGTGCTGGACTATCTTTATACTGGAATTACCCATCGACCTCACGTAGCCGAAACGGTCCACCAGCCCGTACCCCAAGGCTTTTATACCGTGGTTGTGTTTATCTTCCGGTACATTACCATATACCTGCCCGTCCCGGTCCTGTTTCCACCGGTATACACGGGTCTGTCCATCAAACGGGTCCGGGTAGGCCCCGAAATTACTCAATATACCCTTCATGGACGGATCGAACACCACTCCAGGCTCCTCGGTCAGCGGATCGAACTTCAATGTGTACTTTATCCGGTCATTGACATCATTGATACCCCTCACCTTGGAACTTCTAAGCACTATACCCGTCTCTTTCAGCCACACCTCGGCCACCGACGACATATGGTGGTGCTGGTCCCCGTATATATCCTCAGTCGCTATGAGCCCCGGACCACTGGTATCGGTGGTCCGCTTCCAAAAAGGGAGTCTCCGGCATATATCTATCACATCTAGGGCTATCTTTCCCCTCTCATATATCTCATGGAAGCCCCTCATCTGACCGTTCACGTACTGGAAGAACTCATAGGCACAGGCATCGCTGTAACCGGGGTCAACCCACATATAGACCGGAAGATCAGGATTGTACTGGACCGGCTTTATGTGTATATCTGGCCTGAACTCAGGGAATACCAACCCAGAAGGCGCTACAGGTTCACCCGCCACATGCTCCGAGAACAGATCGGGAGGCATCTCCCGCTCCATCCGCAGTATCTCCGGGTCCTCCCTCCCTTCAGGGAATATATGCAGGTTGGTCCAACTGGGCAGAGAGAATGACTGGGAATCCCCGGTACCGTTCCTCCAAGCCTGGAAGAACTTGGGGTACCAGCCCAAAGACCTTTCCATAGTACCGCCCAGAGCCACCCAGCCCCTCTTCTCCGCCACCCGCTCGATCATCCGGTAGTATGAATCCAAATCTATCTGGGACGCTTCACAACCCAGTACACCGTCCACAGCATGACCCACCAGAGATTTGGGATCATCCGCCGATTTAGTCTCGATCAGCGTCCCATTCTTCAACTCGATATACCCAGGATCGACCCTCTTAGACGCTTTCTTCAGCAGTCCCACCCTGCTGGTCATATCCACCAGATAGTTAAATTCAGGCTTGGTCAACGGATAGTTCTGCCCCACCAACCAGAACAACTGCTCCTTCCGCCAGTCCATCCGGCTCATCAGTATCATCGACAGCACGAAAGACTTACCGCCCCGGACCCCGCCACAGATCAGCATTATCCGCCGCAGCGACCTCAGTATCTTCCACTGCTCCTTGGTGGGAACCACCTTCAGCATCTGCAACATGGTCGCCAGCACACCGTAGCCTTCCTCGATCAACCTAGCTACAGCAGCCTCAGACAGTACCTTGTCAGCTATCACCATTCTTTCTCACCAGGAACGGGACGACCAGTGCGTTTACATACATGGGTCATCCCGCTCCTTCCTCATTATGATCCTATGAGCGAATCCTGTCATCATCACTGTCGATAACGACAACCCTATCACATATATAGACCACACAGGCAAAGGCAGGAACCTCCCTATAGACAGCAGTATCGTATCCTCCACCATATGGATCAACACCATGACGGCAGCTATAGACACAACGGTGCCCCTAGGCGTCTTCATATATTAGTGGGCTCTCTAGAGGGGAATGAGAGTATGGCCTTCGGGACATAATAGCCTTTTCCAGAAAAAATGCTGTTGGGGTTAGATTATATATACTACAGGAACAGGCTAAGCCTTGCTGGGGGTATCATCCCAAGGCATCAATTCTGGCGTAGTTTCCTCTATAGTCTCAATCTCTATAGCTTCCGATTCTTTCTCTAGTCTCAATTTATCCTGTTGGTTAGTTATACCAATGATAGCTGAGAGTACCGAATCATCTACGCCTAGCATGGTAGTATCCCGCCATTGGTTATAGGTATTGTTAGCTGCTATCAATAGAGTATCTGTGCCTAGATTACCTTTAGGATTCTCCAACCTATCCCACGTTAACTCTAATAACCAGTCTGCATGCTCGTTTTGTGCTTCTCTGTACTTTTCTCTAAAGCCTTGAATATCGTTCTTTTCCCATAGCCTAACTGTCTCCCTATGTAATCCCGCTATTTGACAAGCTTTTTTAATGGTTCCGGTTTTAGCGAATGCTTTACAGAAAGTCTCTTGTGTTTTGCTGATGCGCTGCACTTCTAATCCCATAGCTAATAATCCACCTTCCCACTAAATTTTAACAAATATCCCAAAAATTGGGCACTTTCTTATATTTTGATTAAAGTCTGTGCCTAAAATGGGTTTGACATTGGCGTATAAAAGAGTATACTTAGGCTACATTCAATTTAATGAGGCTTAAGGTAATGGCACGCTCTCCAAGTGGGAAACGTTATCAGGCATATAGAGAATCTATAGAGATTCTTGAGACTCGTAAAGCTATAGCCTACGAAAGAAAGCTGGGCACGCATTCCAAGTATATCAATGCTGGGCGTGATTCGGCACCATTCGGAAGCTATAGATGGCGGAATCTATGCCTGAACCTATCTAAGCCTGATTATAGGAGTAAAAAAGCTATAACCATTAAGAAT